TGTGTTGTTACCAGCAGTTGCGTCGTATTCTGATATTTTAGTTTTTGCCATGTTTTATTTTCCTATGGTGTAAATTTTCTTCTTTCTTCTTCATCTATGTTTCTTTGTATATTTAAAAGATTAGATGGTGTTACATTTAAAAATGATTTATTTGTTAAAAAATCTTCTCGTATAGCTGGACTTGTAAAAGATTGAACTAAATCCATTATCATTTGTTCATTTGCTCTATCTTTTAATTTTTGAAAACGATTACCTAACCCCATCACACTTACAGCAGTAATAGGTGAACTTACTAAAGCAGTCATAAATGTTCTTAAATCATTTGTACTTTTTGATAAAACATCAAGTGCATCTTTGTATGGTGTTTTACTATTATAAATTTTGTCAATATTATCTTTTTGTTGTGCTGTTAAATACCTAAAGTTTTGTTTTGCTTTCTTAGTGTTAGATTTATATGTTTGATATATTTTATCTTTAACTAATTTTTTTATTTGGTCAGTCGTGATGTTTTCATTTCTTGCAACAGCACCTCTTATATCGTCTATTATATTTGTAACATTATCAAGATAACTTTTTTGTCGATAAAATGAATCAGCTTGTTTTTTCATACTTATAGCTTGGTCATTTGGTAATAACACTCCATCTGGAGAATAACCAAATATTGGAATACTTTCATCTTTTAGTGCATCATCTACTAAATCTTTTGCTTTTAATATTTTGTTTTTCATAGCTGGAGTAACACTTTTATCAGATAAAGAAGATGTATAAAGATTATCTAATTCTGACTTTAGAAAATCTAACTCGTTTAATGTCATTTTTTCTGCCGAACTACTACTAAACTTTGATTTATAGTTTTTAAGTAAATTTTCTGCTTGTCTATATGGATTTTCATTACTTACTAATTTTCTGTCTATATCAAGATTTATTTCATTTAACGCATCATTTATAATATTGTTACTAGTCATATTGTCATATCTAAGACCAGTAAAATCAGCTTTTTTATACGCCTCATCAGATAACTGTTTTGCATTATCTAACTTTATCTTTGCATCTTCTGCGACAGATTCTAAATCAAACTTTTGACTTTTTTGTGGAGGATTTAGATTTATATCTTTTACTATTGGTGTTCTATCTAAAATTGGTTTACCAAACATTGTCCCTAATATACCTGAACCAATACCAAAAACATCACCAACAACTGGATTACCTGTTTTTTCGGTAGCAAGATAACTTGTAGCTGGTACAGTCGCTGAAATTAATGCGTTAGTAGCTGGGTCATCAGTCGCAAATCTTCTAACCGATGTTTCTATAGGTTTATCTACAGCACTTTTTAATTTACTACCTAATCCAAATAATCCACCAAATGACATAAGACTTCTTATGACTCTATTTCTTAATTTATCTTCATCTTTTGGTTGATATATAGCATTTGCTATATCAGATGTATACACAGGATTTTTTGGTAATGTTTGTAACGCATTATATAAACTTGACGCCTCTAATCCACCATCTAATCTTTTATTTAAATTTTCTGTAAAGTTTCGTAAACCAGTTATAGCACTAATTGATGGGTCTACAACTGTCCCTGGCAAATCAAGACCTATTCCTTGTACAGCACTTAATGCGTCTTGAGCAAGTTCATTTTCTACATTAGATGGGTCATATGGTAATCTACTAACTATTTTATCTACATTACTAATTTGTGTATTCTCAACTGGAACAGATTGTCTTTTTAATTTTTCACTCTGTGCTAAACGATAAATTTCTTCAGCAGACGCATCTTTAGGAACTGTAAGTATTACAGGTGGTTTGTCATCTTCTAATTGTAAACGTATTTCTTTTGTTTGTATTTTGTCTGTCATAGGTCTATATTCCACATACTTTTAAAGAACGATACTATACTCATTTCTGTATTTTCGGTATTTTGTATAATTTCATTCAATACGTCAGCCATAAATTCACCAGATTGCATTTGTATTGTTACTTTATTTTTATCATCTCTCGTAATGCCTAAATTACCTATTGTAGATTTGATAGTACCACCCTCTTGATTTGATAAAGAACCCATTCCTGTACTACCTCGTTCACTTGCATATTTTAAATTTTCTAATTCATCTAAAAATACATGGGCTTCTAACTGAGTTAGTAAACTCTTAAATGCTTGAAGTTCTTTTACGTTTGTTCCTTTTTTTATAAGTGACTCTATATCTGAACCACCTCGAACATTTATATCTGTAGTTATTTTTCTTAACTTTTCTGATGGTATTGCGTTACCATCGTCATCATAATCTACATATTCTTGTAGTTTATCTGTAATTTTTTTAAAATTACTTAATTGTGTAATTTTTTGATTTGCATGACCTATATCTTCTCGATAATATTTTCTTGCAGTAGCTATTTGCTCGGTTAGTTCATCACCTCTAAGTGGTGTAATCATGTTTATATTTTTTACATAATGCTTAAGTGCGTTGTCAATATTACCTGCGTCATTAAATATTGTTTTTAAATTAAAAGTTTTATAGTCTTTTTTGAAAAGTGCTTGTTCTTTTAGACCTTGTACTGTATATAATTTTCCATCTTCACCAGTTTCTTCTATGATTGTGTTGTCAGTAATTGCTGGGTCATCAAACTCTTGAATAATATTTTCATCTGATGGAAGTGTATCAAGTTTAGGTCTTGGTGATTCTATAATATTTTTTTGTATCCAATCATTTATTACATTTGCACCTCCTTTAAAATCAAAATCATCAATTCTAAAAGGCACTTGTAACTGTAACGCTTCTATATCTTGTTTTAAAAACTCATCTGCCATACCTCTTAAAACACTATCGTAACCTTGATTTTTGTCATAATTTGTTTTAAGTATATTTAATTGTCGTACAGCAAGTTGTTTATCTGTGTCACCTACAATATTATCTTTGTTAAAGTTAAATAACCTTTGGTTATTGTTGGCAAAAGTTTCAAATGCTGAGTTTGGTAAAAATGAGTAATTATTAGTGTCAAAGTCCTGTAATAATTTAGTTTTTATGTTATTTAAACTTGTAGTTCGTTGTTCTGATTGTGGATTAGTGTATATATCAAATACTTGCGCAAAATCAGTAGGGTTAATTGTGCTTATTTTATAATCTTTGTTTAACGATGCAAAAAAGTTTTCTGTACTTTTTAATGCTGTCAAATTATCGTCAAATTTCTTTTTCGTATCAAGTGCTAGGTCTTGGCTAACTTTATCACCCGAAATAAATGGTGATAGCTTTCTTGGAAACAAATCAGTTCGTTTGGCAAAAAAATCTTTCCCTACAGGAGTTGTTATTCCAAAATCTTGTGACACTTGACTTGTTTTATCTTGAACAGGTGTTGTACCTACAATATTATCTGTGACATTTGTTGTATTCACTCCTGTTGTTCCAACAGCATTTGTTCCACCACTAATACTTTGTATTTCACCTGTAGCTGAGTTTAAAGTTAGTGGTATACCTTTTCTATTTGCCGCTTTAGTTTCTGCTATTACTTTTGCCATTTGTAATGGTCGCATCATATTGTTATATGCTAACTCTGGTGCTAATCTTCTTTGATTAGTCATATTTTGATTTATAGTTGCAACTGCATTAGTTAAAGGGGTGTAATCCAACCCTGGTGTTGTTCTTGGTGCACCAACTTGTAAAGCACTCAAACCAAGTAAAGTTTTATTAAAATCTGATTGTTGGTCTGCACGTAATTGTGCTAGTTTTAGTGCTTGTAATCTTTTTTGTTTATCTGGTATAAAATTAAAATCTTCTTCAGTTGGAGATGGATTAAGAAAACCAGCAAAGTTTTGGTTAATCATATTTGGTATATTTCCAAGTTTTCTTACAAAGTTACCAGTTTTTTGAAAAAAATTAGGGTTCATTAATTGTTGTTTTGCTTGCTCATCAAGTACTCTAATATTTTCTCTGATGTGTGTACTATCAAGACCAGCTTCTTCTGTTTTTTTAGCTAATTCCTCTAATGAATCTCTTATATTTGCCATTTACACCACCATTGCGTTTTGATTATTGCCACCACTTATTGAAATTAATCCTTGAGGATTACCTTGTCGCCTTTTTGCCAGTAACCTTAAAAATAACTCATCTTCATCTATTTGTTCATCATTAGAGTTTACATTTGTGTTATTACCAGCACTAAAAAACTGTGGACTTGTTCCTTGTTTCATACCACCTCCTGATACCACTTGTTGATTTGGTTGTCTTGGACTTAAAACACTTTGCATAAGTTGGTTACCAAAAGGATTATTTGTGTTTGATAGTGATTCTAATAATCCACTTGATGTACCAGCACCAGCAGAAGATTTTGCAACAAGTGAATTTAGTACGTTTTGAGGGTTCATTGGTAATGAAGATACATTACCACCAGTAAAACTTAGTAAATTTCCTGTACCTGCTTTTGCCGCAGAACTAGCCAATTGTGTACCTGCTGTTCCAACACCAAAACCTAAAGCGGCACCTCTTAAACGATTTTCTTTATCCATCATCGCACCTAATGTCATCAATGCAAGTTGGGGTCCACTCATTATGCTAATCCACCTATCAAAGCACCAAGACCTGTTCCCATTGCTGGTGAAATAATATTACCACTACCCATACTTGCAAGTTGACCACCAAGTAATCCACCACCTATTGCGTTCATTGTTCTGTTTCTAAATATTGGTTGTGATGTTTGTGAACCCGCAGGTGAACCATAAACATTTGACAAAAATGTTTGAAGATTTGCATAAGGTCTATTCTGTTGAAAGTTAAATCTGTTCATTGCATCAGCAAGTTTTGCTTCTTCGTATCCCTCAGATATTTGACCAGTCTTTAATAATTGGTCTGTAGCTGATATTTGTCTATCTAATCCTGACTCGTAAAGATTAGCTAAATCTCTTTGTGCTTGTAACTGTCTACCACGTTCTTGTGCGTAGTTATCATAAGCAAGTTTACCAGCAGTATCTGTTAATGCTTGTGCAAATGTGGCATCTTGAGCATCTTGTAACATACTTTGTGCTGGACTTCCATATCTACCTAACGAACTTGCTTGACTTCGTAACTGTTGAGTGGCATCTTCGTATTGTCCTCTAGCTTGTCTACTTGCCGCATCAAACGCACCACCAAAGAATGGATTACCACCAAGATAACCACCACTAGCTGTTTGTCCAACCATACCAGTTACAGGATTTACATAACCTTGCATATTCTTTGCTCGTTGTTCTGCTTGACCAAGAGCAAATTGTGTTTGTGGTGACATACCGACATATGTTTGCCCAGGGAAAAATTGGGGTCCGCCTTGTCGATATAACCTTTGTGATTCGTCTAAACCATATTTAACAAAAGGTTTTACTGTTGGGTCTAATTCATTTCTTACAGTTGAACTTCCGCTACTACCACCACTCATATTATATCTCCATGTAATAGGTTCGAGGTTTGAACCCTAAATGTTTTGCTTTTCTTTCCCAACCATTTCTCCATGTTTCAAATGTTATTTTATCTAATTGAGATTCTTTAGCAATAGTTTTAATTATGTTAAATGCTTTATTTAAATAACCTTTTACGTCACTATAAGCACACCATATATGTAAATCTTTATTTCTTTTTTGTAAAACACAAAAACCTAGTGCTTTATCTTTTTCTGTAAACAACACAACGTGAGAATGTCCATTGACACAATCACTATAAATATCCTCTGGTATCCATTGTTCAGGACTTTTCTTCAGTATCTTAGATAATCCTTTTTTAATGTATTCCCAACTTCCTCGTAACTCTTGTGGTTTTATGTATGTATATTCCATCACCATGCCTTACAAGACCAATATCTTGCTTTTGTTTTATCTTTAGCTGTGTCACATTTATGTCTTGCTCTGAAACTCTTTCGTCTTTCAGGTACATTCTTTTTTATCTTCATATTAGGGTCACCAAAAGTTACTCGTTTAATTTTTCCATTATCATTAACAAATACAACTGACTTCTTTTTACCATAACTTGGCTCACCCTGTCTAATTCTGCGTGGTTTATTAAGTGATACTTTTTTACCTTTATAAGTAGCCATAGTTATCCTAGTAACGCATAATCAAAAGTTATATCTGCATGAGATACATTTCTGTGACCAAACACAAAACTACCATCATTTTTAGTCTTTACAAAAGTGTGGTCTGTTTCAGCACTCGCATTAAGTGTTCTTGGTGAAAATAATACAACTGTATCTGAACTCATTCTTTCGTTATAAACTGTTGTTTCTGTTGTACCTGTTGAAAATGTAACTGTTCCTGTAGAGTTAATTTTTCCATTTAAAATACCATTAACCACCTCTGATATTACTCTTGGTTCTGCACCTGTTGGATTTAATCCTCTAAACATTATCGTGTACCTAACTTATTAACTTCTAAATCAATAGCAACAGCACTATCCCAGTTGTCACCTGTTGGTTGAACTTTAACTCTGTGAAAACGTCCTACGGCTCTCAGAGGAACTCTATTCTCTGAACTAGGACTAACGTAGTCAGGGAATGTAATCGTGTCACTAGGGGCGATTCTGCTAGCTACAGACACGTTTGCTGAACCATTTTCAACTAATGGTCTTGCTAAATTAATAATACTGTTACCTTGCATATCAATATCGCCTGTTACTATCTCACCTGACAATTTATTTCCTGTAAATGTAACAATTTTGTCGTCTTTCACACCAGCTAAAGCATAATTACCACCAACCCATAATCTTGAGTCAAGTGATGTTGTTAAATCGTCAATAGAACTTGAATATAAATCTAAACCCTCTAAGGTAACACTAGGAATAGAACCAGTTGAAATAAAATCAACATCAACTATTGCTCTTGACCACTTTTGTATCTGCCAGTTGTAAATTAATAATGCTTGTTCATCATTATTGTTTGGATAACACCAAATCACTAACTTGTTTATTGGGTCAACTGCCGCACTTAAGTTTGATAAACTAGCAGAATTTAAATCATTAAAAAAAAATCTATCTACTTTTTGTGTTCCGATTGGTGTTACTTGTGAACCATTACACATATAAAAACCATCATCACTTAAAAAGAATGTGATTTGACCATATTGAGTTATAGAACCCTCTGCAAAACAACCAATACCTCTTGAGATGTTGTCAAACTGAAAATAGAATGGTGAACCAATGTAACTCATTCTATGTATACCTCTCTCAAGTAACACTAAACCAAATTCTCCACCTGTGATACCCAAAATATTTCCCCCATCTGGAATTATCTGAGTATCACTTTGTGAAGTCGTTGCTGGAGTCCAATCTGTTTCATCATTAATGTCACTCCAAAATACTTTACTAGGATTAGAATTATCTCTTGCACAAACTACAAAATCTCTTACAACTGTTATGTAATGTGCAGTTGGTGCTGACGCATCTAAATCAGCAAAATTAGAACTTGAACCTATTGTCCATGCTTGTACTCTGTCTTGTTTATTAGCACAAAGTAATTTTGTTCCAAATTGAGTGAAAGACCATCTATCAGTCGTTGTATAACTGCCGGGTGAACCACCACTTAATTTAGATACATCGTCTAAATCTAAATCTGCTGATGAATATTTAAAAAGTTTTGATGTTGATGCCGCAAAAAGTTGTGTCTGAGTTCCAAACTTTGCTGGAAACACACGAATTAAATTTTGTGCCGCACTATTAGATATTGCTTCTTTATCATTAAAGTAAGTATATCCAGTTGTTGTAGGAATAACATTTTTTGCATCTTTTAACGCACCAAGTAAATGTGGTTGGTCAGGATACCATTCTTCAAATTTAACTCTAGTTAATGCCATGTGTCATATCCTACTGTTGTTTGTGTCCAAGTTTGACTTCCTATTACTACATCAGTCCAAGTATCTTCATCTATAGTTGTGTCACCCCATTCTTCACCAAAGACATATGTTTCACATGAAACAATTGCGTTTGGTGGTGCAAAAACATCTTCAAAAGAACTATTAACAAACACACCTACTGCACTTGCTAATACTGTTCCTGTGACATCTATTGAACTATCAGCACTAAATACAACACCAGCCAATGCACTTGTTGTAGCAGATGCATTTACTGATGAATCAACAAACTGAATCCGTATAGCATCAAGACTAACAGCACCACTACTAGATACAGAACTGTCAGCAAACTGTATGCGAATAGCAGAACTACTAACCGAACCACTTCCTGTAACAGAACCATCAACCAACCTTTCTCTTAATCCAGTTCCTGATGTTGTCGCAGAACTTAATACTGAACCACCAGCATCAAAAACAGTTAATGTATTCCAGACATCACTATCTAAACTAAACGCAAGTGAATCTATTGTTCCAAATTGGTCTAGTTGGTCTAGTGTAAAGGGTCCAGATACATCTGCCATATTATGCCAATGTAACTGTTAAATTAGTTGATGTAATTTTTAAAACATCACCTGTTGCTATTGTTTTACTTGCTGTTAAAGCACCATGATAAAGAAGATTACCTGATGAACTAGCATCAAATATTCCAAAATGAGTGATTGTTCCCCAATCACCTGTTGCCTGTGGAAACTCAACATCTGCACTTATTGACGATGCACCATTACTTGGTGCGCCAAAGGTTGCTGATTGTCTAACATAAGCACCACCACTACATTCTGTGCCACTACCAGCATCTGTAGGGTCTGACGTAAACAAAGCAACATAAACTGTCGATGGTGAAGTATACGATGTATTTCTTAATGTCGCATTTATGAGTGCATTTTCTAAATAATTACTCATTGCTGTCATAAATATTACCTCTTTTTAGTTAATTTCATTGATAAAGGAACACCTGAGTATTGAGATTGTATTGACTGTTTATTTAAAGCATCAAGACTTCTTTCTAACATTGATGCCCATACTTGTAATCGTTGGTCATTCATCAAATATGGTTCTGCTTCTACTAAAGTCGAATAAAGTAAAGCATCAGGTGCATTTGCTAAAAATACATTACTTGTATTTGTGTCAGAAAGTAAATCAGGTTCTGCATAATACAATAAACCAATCGTATACGTTGAATCAGGAACAGGTGCTAACTGAAACTCTTGACTTTTAATCGTATATTGTAAAGGTCTACCTGATTCTGTAGCTCTTGTATTACTAAAAAACGCACTAGGTGTTAAAAAATCTAATGGTTGTATTGGATTAGTAGATAAATGTATATCTCTGACTTCTAAAAAATCACTTGGAAGTCCAACAGTAGAATCACCACCAGTTGTAGTTGCTGTTACATCTTTCAGCATTTCTCTGATTCTAAGTGTTCTTCGTAGTCTTACTTCACCTAACTCAATAAAATCTTTAATTCTATCTGTTAAATCATCTCTACCTAACCAACTTGCCACACTTGTTTGTAAGTCTGAATAATTGGTAAATGCCATCTATAATTTCCCTGGTCGTGTTCTAAAAAATCTTTGGTCTGGGTGATTTAACCATTCATTGAATTTTTTTTGGTCTACTACAGCAAAACCTCTCATGATTCCTTTTCTCTGTAAATCATCAATAGCAGTTAATGGTATAGATGCAACTTTATTACTAAAGATGTCATTACCCCATCTTGCATTTTCATCAAATGAATTAAATTCCTTTTTGTTTTGTTCAACAATGTCTGAGCAGTCTTGTTTTGTTTCAATAACAACACCACCATCTCCATCTGGGTGAACTAATTGTGTTTTGTATTCACTTAACATATTAAGGTAAAGGGGGAGTTTTCTCCCCCTAACTCCTATATTACTCAGTTAAATCTGCACAAATACCATGTGCCGCCTCATTATTAACTACGAGTGTGTACTCGGCTAATAGTTGAGTTTTATGTGCGTCACCAGCTTTTGCCAAATCATTTGTTTGGAAAGGTCTTAAGTACGCAACACTTGCCATTTCTGGGTCAAGAACTAACGCAACCTCACCACTATCAGACTCTGCTGTCATAAATCTGTTTGGAACAACAGACATTTGACCGAAGTCAGACATATACACATCTGCCGCACCAATAATTGTAGTTGGTTGGTCAGCAGGTGCCATGTATCTTTGTGCCGCAATACCAGCAAATCCAGATACAACTTGTTTTTGTGTTGGAGTAGTCATAAGAACTTTAGGTTCACCACCTGAGTTAAAGACTTCTTTTACAACAGTCTTAAGAATGGTTTCTGTAAATGTTCTATCTGTACCATTAGTTTTAGCTGATGTTCCTGCACCACCAGCAGAACCACCTGAACCAAAGTCACCATTAGTTGCTATCCAAGTTTGGATACCACCAAGAACTCTAGCCGCAGACGCACTTCCAGCACTTTGTACTGTATTATTTAAAAGAGCTAATTCCATGTCTCTTTTAATTTCTTTAGATGCTTTAGCTAATTGATACGCCTTTTCAGACTTTCTACCAGCTTTGTCAACTTGTTCTAGTGTTCCTGACACTTTAATTGTTTTTTGACTGATTTGAGTGTAATTACCAACTCTTGTTGTAGCTGAAAGAGTTGCATCACTAGCATCAGCACCCTCAACTGCCGCATTTGATGCCGCCGCCGCTAAAGAGTCTGTTTGCCACTCGTGATATACGTTAGATGCTGATGTTTTAGCAACTGTACTCATAAATGGTGTGTCTGTTGGTGAAATGTCGTAAATAACATCAATTAAATCTTCTCTCTCACCAACTGCTTGAAAAGTTTGATATGTAGCCATAATTTTTTCCTTTAAAGTAGTTGTTCAAAGAGTTTAGACGCATCTCTCACATTACCACTACGTTTGAGTCGTGTCTTCGCTCTCTTTATATTATCTGATTGTGTTTGGGTAGTAGCTTTCGCAACCCCAGCTTTCATAATTTTTGGAGCCGATTTCATCTTTTTAAATACTTCAGGTTGAGAGTCTTTAAGTGCTAGATATCTTGATGCGTAAAGTAGAGTAAGTACATTTCTGTGGTCGTATACATTTGAGAGCTCTTCATTTGTATAGTTCAACTTTTTTGCACCTTTCATTATCTCTTGCATTACGTTTTCTCTAGTTTTAGGATTCTTCATCTCTGGCAACGACTCATGCAGAATCTCAGTTTCTCTTTTTAAGTGTTTCTGTACTTGTTGTTGCTGTAACTGTTGTTGTTCCTGTTGTACTTTTGCCCTTTCTGCTTGTATTTTCGCACGTTGTTGTTCCTGTTCACTTCTTTCTGCAAGTTTAATAGCATATTGTTGTGGGTTAGTTTGTTTCAGTTTTTGTAAATCTTCCTGACTATCAGTCTGGTTTAAGATTTGTTCAATCTGTTTTAACCCTTCGTCATATTGTTGACTTAAGTTATTAAACTTTTGTAGATTCGTAAGTTCACTTTCCAACTCTTTGCGTTGTTCGGCTAACTTTTGCGTTTTTCTAACATAATCAGCTTGGCGAGAATATCCCTTTTGCAATTCATCGAGTGAAACATCAACTTCTTCACCTTGTACTTTGACTCGGTAAGTTTGAGGTTGCTCAACTTCTTGCTCGGTTATTTCGTTTTCTTCAACAGTTTCATCTATCAGGTCAGTTGACTCTTGAGTTTCCTCTTGAGCAATTTCATCAATAGGTTGTTCTGTTTCCTGTTGGACTTCTGGTTGTTCTTCTTGAACTGTTGATTGCTCTTGTGAGGTCGCTGGTTCTAAAATCCCTACCATTCGGTCAACAACTGATTCTTTTCCATTCTCATTTGAGGTCATGGTCTATCTCCTATAGTATTTTAAATTTCTTATCATCTATTTTCTTATTCATCGAAATAGATTCAAAGTGTGATTTGATATTGTTAATTGCAGTAATCATGTAATAAGCAGATTCTCGTTCTTCTGTATTACTACTTCCTGAATTTCCAATAATGTCATACTGAATATTTCGGAGATTATCTAATTCTCCGATAAAAAATTCATCTTGTAAATAGTTTTCTGCCCTTTTGGCTTTCTCATGTCTATCCATTATGATGGTATCTCCACGTTTCCAGTTATTCCAGCACTTACTTTTTGTGCCTTAATATTCGCCTCTGCTATCAATTCTCTTTCTTTACGAATAATATCTGCCTCTGACTTTTGTTTTTCTAACTCTAACTCAAACATCATCTCTTCACGTTTTAACTTCATTTCTTCTTCCATTTTGACACGTTTCAACTCAATATCCGCCATAGCTTTTTGTCTATCAATTTCTATTTGTGCTTGTGCTTGTTGCATTAACACTTGTGCTGTTTGGTCAACTGGTGGTTCTTGAGGTTGAGATAACATCATCTCGACTTCTGGTGTTATTTCATTAAAGTGTTCTTGAGCATTAGCGATTCCTAACTCTTGTATGAACTCATTAAGTGTATTTGCATACTTTCTTAAGGATACTAATGGATTGTTAATACCATAACCTTTGATAATTTCTTCTTGTTTGTTAAGGACAAAACCAAGATTAGCTACTTGTTCCTCTTTATCTCCAGTTCCAAGTCCTACATTAACCGATACATCATAGAGGTTTGACCAAGTTCTTGGGTCCATCTGAACATACTTACCTCTTAGTGCTATTGTCACAGCTTTATCTTGATACTTGGTAGATAAATGTAAAATACCTTTAAATAACTCTTTTACTCCTGATTCAGCGAATACACGAGCAATTAATTCCAACTTACCACTTGACGCTTTTGTTGACGCCGCAATTGCCGCCGCAGTCACATTTTGTAAAATGTTGGGGTCAAGACCTTGTGCCATATCATTAACACCAGTACGTTTTGCCTGTATATTGTCCAAGTATTCCAACATTGGAAACGCTTGGTTAGCGACTGGTTGTATGTTGAATGGTACAACTGCATTAGGTGATTTCATTCTTACTATTCCGCCGGGAGTCACAGAAAGCAAGTCATCTAAATTGACTTGACCCTCAACTGCACCAACTCTAGCATTGTTTGTCAGATATAAGTTATCTAACATCTGTCTTGTAACAGTAGATTTAATTAACTGTATATCCATTGCTCTGTCAGCCAAACTTTGTCCAAAGAACTTATGTGGCATCGGATAAGGACATATACTATAAAATGGAACATAATCACATGGTTCGTTATATAAAATTTCTGAACCTGAATATACGATTCTTCGTAACTCTGCTATTCCATCATCATCAAAGTCTGTCTTTAAGTAACACTCAAACACCTCAACTGTTTGCATAGAATCATCTAAACTATCTTGCTCATGTGGGTGTTCACCATTACTAAATCTTGCTACTTTTTCACTTGAAAACGAAATATCGTCATAACTTGGTAAAGTAGCTACAATATCTTCGTCAAAACCCATAGCAATGAGTTCACTTCGTGTAATTAACTTTCTATGTGCGACAAATGGTGCATCTGAGATGGTTGTCGCCTTTTTTGAGATTAAAAATTCTTCTGGTGGAACATTTTGTATAACAATTTTACCAGTTTCCTCTCTTTTTTTAACTTTTACGTCATGTTTTTTGATTAAAATCTCTTGACCGAGTTCATCAAGTATAGATTCTTCTATCGTTTCTTGTTCTGTTATCTCCATTTTTTCATCTTGGAGTAACATAAGAAGTTCATCATCTGTTAAATTGTTATATTCTTCTTCGTTTACACTCTCTTGAGTATCCCAAAATGCTTTCACAACACCAACTTTTTGTAAAAGTGCGTCTTTAAACCAGTTATGGAACAAAATTACACCATTATTTTGCTCAATTACCCAGTTTGCAAAGTCAGTTGCTTGATTTGCACCCATTTCATCTTCTGGTTTGCGTGGAACAAACTTTACAAAGTCTTTTGTTTGAGTAAAAATACGCATTAACTGTGGAAGTGAGCCATCGACAGCTTCAGCTACTTCTGATGTGACAATTTGACTCCTACCCTCGACTTCATTACCATAACTATCTCTTTGGTAATATTCGAGTGACCTTTTTCTTTCGTCTGTTGTTTCTGACTCAATGAAACCTATAGATGAATCAATTTCGCTTTCGAGTATTCCTTTTAGTTTCCCTGTGTCCATTTGAATCCTTTACTAATTTCTTTAGTTCTTCCAGTTCTTTTTTAACTTCATCGAGTTCTTTTCTTGAAACCCATTCACCTCGTTTTTGTAACCACACTCCTGACATTGTTTATCTCCCATTTTGTTTTTGTATTTATCTAGCTCTTCCAAAGAATCTTTCCTCATCTCGTAATCTTTTTAATTCTAATTCTCGTTCATTACCAGCTCTTCCCTCGTTATATGCCTCTTTGGACATTTCATCGTAACTATTAGCTATATCGTCTATATATTGTTGCTCTAATAATCCATCTAATACTTCATTTCCTTGATCACCAGTAAAACCTAATAAACCATTATTTATTAAATAGTTTACATCTGATAAAACTCTTGATTGTATATTTGACAAATTACTTACTTGATTAGTTCTTGGTTGCATCATATCGTAGATTTGTCTTTGTGCTAATTCGTATTCACTCATACCTCCTAATCCACTAGGATTTGACATCATTTCATTTTCTGTCATTCTTCCAATTCCTACTGGCTCTCTCATCTCTAAATCTGTCATACTACCAAGACCAACACGCGGTCGTTGCCCAGTCATCATTAATTCATTCATATATCGTAATACTCTATCTAATTCACCCATTTAAACCACCCATCGTAAGTTAATATCTAAAGGTCGTGACCACTCCACACTCGTATTATCTAATCCAACAGCTAAATAACGAAAACTGTCAGCACAATGTGATGTCCAGTCATGTAAAGGTTTGTCATAGAACGCCTTTTGCTTTTCATTATACTCCCTACGATAGTTTCGTAAAGAGTCAACTCCTTGTTTGACTTGAGGATAATTAAACCAACACTTCGGTAACATTCTCCTAACCGCCTGTATTCCATCTGCAACACTAATACGTTGTACCACTCGACAATCTAATCCACCATTTTGTAAAATCTCTAACCTAGACTTTCCTGTACCTAATTCTCTTACCTCTACGTCATGTGGTAATAACTGTTCACAATGAAACCAATTATTCTCTCGTAACCAATTCATATACACATCTAAACCAACACCATGATTCTCATAATAGTCTAACAGTCGTACTTCGTTATTTGTTGTTTGACAAATCCATATACTGGTAGAGTCAGACATACCTAAATCCCAACTTGCC